ATACGAACTTCACACGCTACTTTAAAGTGGGTGATCCGTTCCGTTATGTTAATAATAATTCTGCTGGAACGTTCTCGATTATCGAGACTACTATTGCAGCAATTAAGGATGACACTGAACTGCTGACAACTGATGATGCAGTATTTACTACAGGAGCTGTCAACTCTTCTGGTCCTACCGAATACTTCATCGACACCGCAATTTATGTGCGTCCTGATGGATTCTTCCTCCACAGACCATTTGACGGTGGTATGGAGATTGGTACTAGTAAGTCTCCAGACGGTCAGATTGTAAGACAGACACGTAGATATTTCCGTTACCAGTCAGGTAAAGGTATCCAGTGTTCACTTGCTATTAACTTCTGTCCTAAGAACCCTGCAATCCGAGTCTTCTACTCACCTTACGTTGATGGTACAACCTATCACCGCGTTATTGTTGAGACGAAGCTTCCACATAACCTTGAAGTTGGTACAACTATCAAGTTCGTTGATGCTGATGACGTTTCTTATAACGGCACCTATAGTGTTGCCACTATAACTGACGAATTTACTTATACTTTCATTCTTGATCAAGAGCCTACATCATCTGCTGCTGGCGGTTTCACAGGTTACCACGTTCTTAACTGGAGTGGTTCCAACGTCCGTTGCGGTATGTACGACTTCCAGAACGGTATGTTCTTTGAGTACAACGGTTCAGTACTGAACTGTGTCCGTCGTTCTTCTACTACACAACTGACTGGTCGCGTTTCTGTGACTCGTGGTTCTAATGTGGTTGATGGTGATGACACTGCGTTCATCTCACAGCTGTCCGTGAATGATTACGTTGTTATTCGTGGTCAGTCCCATAAAGTTATTCGTGTTGTTAACAACAACCAGATTGTTGTTCAACCACAATACAAGGGTATCACCGCTGCTAACATCATTCTGACTAAGACAATCGATACCAAGAAGCCTCAGGGCGAATGGAACGTCGATAACTGTGATGGATCTGGTAAGTCTGGATTTATTCTAGACATCAGTAAGATCCAGATGGCGTATATGGACTACTCCTGGTATGGTGCTGGTAAGATTCGTTTCGGATTTAAGGATCAGAACGGTCACGTTAAGTACATCCACGAGTTCAAGCACAACAACCGCTTGACCGAGGCATACTTCAGATCTGGTAACTTGCCTGCACGTTATGAGATTCAGAACGTTGGTATTCCGACTTACATTCCGTCTCTGTTCCACTGGGGTACTTCTGTTATCACCGATGGTAGATTCGATAGTGACAAAGCGTATCTGTTTACTGCATCTGGTAACTTGCTGAAGTTTACCAACGAAGTTGCACAAAGCGCTACAACGAACCAAAACTCGTCAATCCAATCCCAATATAACGTTGGTGAAGGTTGGTCGCGTAATATGCGTTTCTACATTAGAACGTTCTTCCCAACTAGTGAGTCTGGTAAGCTAACACAGGGTACTACTGTGTATCAGACTACCATTGCTAATGGTTGGTTCGTAGATGGTCGCGCTATCTATCGTTCTCGTTCTTCGAGCGGTAATCTAGAAGTTGACTTCTTGTATATCGATACTAACGGTAACGAGCGCTTCCAGTACAACAGAGGTACCAGCATCATTAATAGTGATCTGGGTAGTCCTGCTGTTCCTAGTGGCACTCAATTCTCGGTTGGTGCAGTTACTGGTACTGACAACGTGGTGCCTTCGCAGATTCCGTTGGTGTCTATTCGCCTGTCGCCTTCTGTGGACTCTTCGCTGTCTGGTTCCTTGGGTGAACGTGAGATCATCAACCGAATGCAGTTGCAGCTCAACTCTCTTGACATCGTGAACACGCACGAGTGCGAGATCAAACTGATCTTGAACCCGTCGCTGTCCACTGACCAATACTTAGACGTGGCACCTCCGTCACTGTCTCAGTTGATCAAGCACACGGTGGACGACACCTACGCTGGTGGTCTTGAGATCTTCTCCTTCCGTGCTGCTGGTGGTCAGATTGACAACTCTGGTAAGCGTGGTACAGGTTCCATCTCGTATGATATTAGCACCCTGGTTGAGATGGGTAACTCCATCCTCGGCGGTGACGGTATCTTCCCGAACGGACCTGACCTCCTGACTGTTATCGCTGAACCTGTTGACCTTACGGGTGTGAACAACACCTCACCCTTCACCGTCACGGGTCGTATTTCCTGGAGTGAGTCTCAGGCATAATACGGGAAACCGATTGACCTGGACAACTAAATACTCTATACTAGGGGGGACTTCGGTCCCCTCTTTTTTACGTAATTAAAGAATCCAAAATGACCACTGAAGAACTTATTCTCAACTTCTCTACTCAGGCTAAAGACCTGATGAAAGAGATTGCTGACTACGAACAGAAGCTTGCAAATGCCAAAGAGCGTTACCTGAAACTCCAAGGTGCTGTAGAAGGATTGAATATCCTGCAGGATCAAAATGAACCAGATGGCGAAGCACCCGAGCGTGAACTGCTTACCGAAGCAGAGGTTGCCTAAGCTTTAGTATCCGACTTTCTACCCTTCTCTCTGTTAAAGCAGTACTTTACGTACGGCTAAATAGATAAGAAGGGTATTTTTGTGCGATGGCGTCACCAAGTACGAGAACTGAATTACAGAACTATTGCAAGAGGCAGCTTGGCGAACCTGTCTTGCAAGTTAACGTTGCCCAAGAGCAGATCGATGATCTGACGGATGACGCTTTGCAAAAATTTGCAGAGTGGACATACAACGGCACCGAAAAAATGATGCTGAAGCACGAGATTACGGAAGATGATGTCACAAGATTTAAATCGCAAAATCAAACCACATCAGTTTCAGGAAGCGAGTGGACTGAAAGGGATAACTACATCCCTATCCCTGAACACGTTTATGGTATTAATCGTATTTTTGGTATTAAGTCTAGTGGGATCAGAGGTGCTCTTTTTGGTATTGAGTATCAAATATTTCTTAATGACCTCTACCACTTTGGTGCTGTAGATATTTTAAATTATTATATGACTAAGAGTTATCTAGAAACTCTTGACTTTGTTTTGAACAACGGAACATTTATTCAGTATAGATGGAATCAGAGACAAGATCGTCTTTATCTTGATACAGCAGCTGAGGATATTAAAAAAGGTGAGTTCCTGATTATCGAATGCTATAGAGCATTGGATCCCACCACATACACACAAATTTATAATGATCCATTCCTGAAGAAGTATCTCACCGCTCTCGTAAAGAGACAATGGGGTACCAACTTGACAAAATATACTGGTGTTCAACTGCCTGGTGGGATTTCTCTCAATGGAGAAAAGATTTACACCGAAGCTGTTGCTGAAGTAGAAAAAATAGAATCTGAGATTCTTTCTACTTATGCCTTACCGCCCTACGATCTTATCGGGTAATGCCTACTAGTCCTTACTTTCCCGCTTTACACGGCGGTACATCTGGAGAACAGGGTCTTGTACAAGATCTTGTAGATGAACAAATTAAACTTTTTGGGAGTGACATTAAGTATATTCCAAGAGTGATGATTCAGGACGATGTGTTGAATGATGTCGTTCTTTCACGTTTTGAGGATATATACGTAGTGGAGATGCTTCTACAAAACGTAGAAGGATTCGGTGGAATGGGTGCTGAGCTCGTTACAAAGTTTGGTCTCCGTATCACAGACGAAGCAACATTTGTTGTTTCTGTCAATAGGTGGAGTCAAGTTGATGCAGCAAATCCGCAACTTCCTGATCGACCCAATGAAGGAGATATCATTCATTATCCCTTAACAGGTGATAATTACGAAATCAAATTCGTTGAAAAAGAAATGCCTTTCTTCCAATTGGGGAAAGTTTATTTCTACACCATCACCGCTGAAATTATGGAGCGTGGTAACACTCTCTTTGATACTGGCGATCTTGCTGTTGATCAACTAGAGAAGGAAGCTTATACCTTCCCGATTACACTGATCAATGTTACTGGCACCTTTGCTGAAGGTGAAGACTTTACAGCAGCTGGTGGTGCTTCTGGTACTGTCGTAGACTTTGATTCTGGCACTGGTAAACTTACCGTTGTCTATCCTAAAGGATCGTTCCAAGAAAATGAGATTGTCACAGGTCCAAACGGCAGCGGTACTATTCAATCGTTCACTACTGTTACCATAGAAAGTATACAGTATGACGATAATCAAATTATTGAATTCAAGGCAGATGATGTCATTGACTTCTCCGAAAGAAATCCATTCGGAGATATCGGAAATAAGACAGGTAGTTTCTAATGTTACAGTATTTCTATAACGGCACTATTCGGCGTACAGTCATTGCGTTCGGTACTATTTTTAATAATATCGAATTGCGTGACTTAGACGAAGCTGGCAACGAAGTGATTCGCGAAAAGGTTCCTCTAGCATATGGTCCTAGAGATAAATTTGTCGTGAGATTGGAAGATCTACCTAATGTAGACAAACAGTCTCAGGTGACTCTTCCGAGATTATATTTTGAGATGACTAGTTATACGTACGATGGTACGAGAAAGACTAGTCCTATTCAAATATACAAGAATACGGATGACGCAACTGGCGGTGTCAGAAAGCAATATATGCCTGTTCCTTATAACATAGGATTTGAATTAGGTATTCTTGCTAAGTCTCAAGATGATGGTTTGAGTATCCTGGAACAAATTCTTCCATATTTCCAACCAGCTTTTAATATCCCTATCAAGATGATTCCTGATATGGATGAAGTTAGAGACGTTCCTGTTGTTCTTAACAATGTTGATTACACCGATCAATATGATGGAGACTTTAAGCAACGTCGTTACCTAGAATACAGATTAAGTTTTACAGTAAAAACATATCTCTACGGTCCTCTTACCAACATCAGTGTTATTAAGAAATCTATTATGGAGATTGGTAATATGTCTGACTCGAATAGAAGAAAAGATATTCGTCTTACATATACACCTAAGGCACTGGAAGATAAAGATGGCGATGGTGTGATTACATCAGCTGATGATGTTTTAGTAGCACCAGATGACAACTTTGGTTTTAATGAAGGTTTTGAATTCTTATGAGCAAACTAGACGAAAATATGCAAGACGTTTTTAATCTTCCTGACGAGGAAGTCGAAGTGGTACAGTCTACAGTTGTTCCAGAAGAAAAGAAAGTCAGAGAAGAAGATGTCACGAAGGACTATGAATATACTCGTGGTCAACTTTACAACCTAATAGAAAAAGGTCAAGAAGCTTTGAACGGTATTCTTGACGTTGCTGCATCGTCTGATCATCCCAGAGCATACGAAGTTGCAGCTTTGATGATTAAAAATTTAGGAGATACAACTGATAAGT